GCCAAGCGCGGTATCTATGACTACTTGGTGGTGTGTGACTTGAGTAATAATACTCCAGCTCGTATCGACCGCAATGAGTTGTGGGTTGATATTGCTATTGAACCAGTAAAAGCAGTGGAATTTATCTATATTCCGTTGCGTATCAAGAACACTGGCGAAATATCAGGCCAAGCATCCTAATGAATTTGGTGGGTGATTTTTCACCCACCAATCCAGGTAAATAAACGTAACAGGAGATACCTACAAAATGTCTAGTTCATCACTATCAAGAATGTCAGTCCCACTGGGAGGCCAGGCTGATCAGGGCTTGTTGATGCCTAAACTCAAATATCGCTTCCGCGTATTTTTTGAGAACTTTGGCGTGGCAAAACCCACAACAGAATTAACCAAACAAGTAATGACCTTTGCAAGACCTAATTTGAGTTTTGAAGAAGTCACTATTCCAATTTATAACTCAACACTGAAGTTGGCCGGTAAGCCTACATGGGCTGACGTTGCTTGCGAGATTCGCGACGACGCCGCTGGTTCAGTCAGCAAGCTGGTTGGCGAACAAATGCAAAAGCAAATGGACTTCTTGGAAATGGCGTCAGCCAGTTCTGGTATTGACTATAAGTTCTTAACACGTATCGAAATACTTGACGGCGGCAACGGTGCTTCTGATCCAGTGGTTCTTGAAACATGGGAATTGTATGGTTGCTATTTGAAGCAAGCAGACTATGGACAATTAAGCTATGCAGAAAGTGCAGTTGTCACAATCAATATGACTATTGCATATGACAACGCCAACCAAATTCCATCTGGCTCTAACGGTGCTGGTATTGGCGGTGCAATTGGCAGAACATTGGGCGACATTGTCACAGGTGCTGGTATAACTAGCTAATAACTAATGTCATTAGCTACATTTGGACAGCAGATATTTAAAGGATTCAGCGCAGTCAACGGACTGCGTGGATACGATCATGCTAGCCGAGTTTTTACTCCCAATGGTTACGAATTAAAACCACGCTTTAAATTCTTATTCCATGTGGCATTTACAATTAATACTGCACAAATTCCTGCATTGCGTGGAGCACTTGGATTGACTGATATTTCTAACATCAGTCTATTGGTCAAAACAGTTGACCTGCCAAAATATACTATTGCTACAGAAACACTTAATCAATACAATCGTAAACGTGTAATTCAGACCAAGATCAACTATGATCCTGTGAATATCACATTTCACGATGATGGATCAGACTTGATTCGTAACATGTGGTACAACTACTACAGTTACTACTACAAAGATGCTAGTCAAGCGTACGGCTCTACCAATAGCACCAATGGCAGTATGGGAGCCGAAGGTAACGGAACAAACGGATTCGGCTACAGTGGCCGCGACATCTACAATCAAGATCGTATGGGAGGGGTTAACGATTGGGGCTATATTGGCGAAGCAGTCAATGATGGTGGACAATCAGCATCGGGTAAACCTCCCTTCTTTACAGACATACGAATCTTTGGATTTGATTACCAGCACAAATATGCTGAGTATGTGTTGATTAATCCGTTAATTTCAAACTGGAGTCATGACACCTACGATTACAGCCAAGGCAACGGACTCATGCAACACTCAATGACTATTGCGTACGAAACAGTGAAATACAAACAAGGTGCGCCTAACAAACAAGCACCAGGCTTTGCAAACCCTGCTCACTACGACACAACGCCCAGCCCATTGGCTCGTCCAGGTGGCCTATCTTCCATTCTTGGTCAAGGCGGATTAATTGATGCTGCTGGCGGCATTTCACAAGACCTGCAGTCTGGATCTGTGTTGGGTCTAATTGGTGCGGCACAAAAAGCCAGCACAGTTTATAATACATTCAAAGGCAAAAATCTCAAGAGTATTGCCGTGGCAGAAGCCACTGCACTTGGAACACAGGTTATTCAAGGTAGTCTACCAGGTGCAGTTAGATCAGCGGCAAACAAAGCTGACGGCTTTTTCTTTCCAACAGCAACCACTGCTAGGAATCAAACCACAGTGAATCAAATCAATAATAATCAGCCTGCAGGTGGTGGTGTATGAGCACAGTAAATTACGCAAATTACAAAAAAGATCTCACAGTACGTGTGTTTGATAGTTTTTACGACTACGATACCAACGTTCCAGCAGAAGAATATGATATTGTACACTCTTATTTTTCTAGTGTGATGCCTAAAAGAGCCGCTGGTAACTTTACCGTGAGTCTATTCAGAGTTGCAGAAACTACAAATATCCCTGCGTTGACATTACTGCAAGGCATGCAAGGTCAATCAGGCTTGAGCTTAAATGCCAACATGGCCTATTATCTCAACATGATTCGTAGCAGAGCCACATTACTTGGTATCAACGCCAGTTCAACGCCCAATCAATACGCCGCCCGTTTGGTATTGCAATGAGTCGCTGGGCACAAGGTCAGTACATAGTACAAAACCCTTCTAAGTATGTGGGAAGAGGAACTCCTCGTTACCGCTCAGGATGGGAACACAGCTTTATGCGTTTTTGCGACACCAACGACAATGTGCTACAGTGGGCCAGCGAAAGCATTGCCATACCCTATATGAATCCTGTGACAGGCAAGAAAAGCAACTATGTGCCTGACTTCCTGATCACTTATCGACAAAAAGACAACACAGTCAAGGCCGAGCTGATTGAAATCAAACCCAAGAAACAAAGTGTGATTGAAAGCAAAATGAGCAGTAGAGACCGTGCCGTGGTAGCAGTTAACTATGCCAAGTGGGGAGCCGCTCAAAAATGGTGTGCCCGCCAAGGACTAACATTTAGAGTGATCACCGAAAACGATATGTTTTCCAACGGTCGCAATTGATCCATAAATATCCGCATGACGCGGAAATTAGAAGACCTTTTTGACTTACCCTCTTCGGTTGAAATTGAAACCAAAGACGACTCCCCTACCATCGAAGAAGCACGAACACAACTGGCCGCTATAGACGTAGCCATTGACAAGATTGACACGGCCCTGCCGGCTGTGCGTGACCTCGATGCCAGTGATACCGAGATGGATGAACTGGCAGATCTTGCCAAAGATAGTTACAAAGATCTCATGGATCTTGGTATGCAAGTAGACTCACGTTTTGCCAGCGAAATATTCAATGTAGCAGGTACCATGCTGGGCCATGCTATCACCGCTAAAACAGCTAAAATGAACAAAAAACTCAAGGTTATTGATCTACAGTTAAAGAAGATGCGACTGGATCAACAAACTCCGGCTGAAGAACAGATAGCCACAGCACAAGGGCAAGTGTTGAACCGAAACGATTTATTGGAACGTTTGCTCAAGGGCAAAGACCAAAATAACGGAAAAGTATAAATATACAATAGGATACTGACATGAAACCATTTGCAAAATATCTCGCAGAAAGTGACCGCACATATCAATACCGCATCAAAGTGGTAGGTGATGTTCCTGCAGGTTTCTTCAAATCATTTGAAGAAAAACTTAGTCAATTTGACATTGCCAAAATGTCATCACCCAAGAGCTCACCAGTACGTGCTGTGATCCCTGACTTTCCTGCTTTTCCCAATCAATCTGTCACAAGAGTTGATGTAGAGTTCAAGTACCCTGCCATTGAACCACAGATCAAACAGATTGCTAGATTGCTGGGATTAGATGAAAATCGTATTGTGATGATGACCACACCATACGAAGACAGCCTAGATTCTGAGTCGATCAAGATTACGGATCAGAACAAAGACCTGTTGGACGATCCTGATTATCCAGCAGATGACAAATTGCAAAAGAATCTCAAGAAAGACTATTCAGCAGAACCACACAACCATGTGGTGTTAAAGAATGCCTATCGTTCAAACTTTTCAGTAGCAGGCGGAAAAACACCGCCTGCTAAAACCTCTAATGATTTGCCAATGGGAACCAAGAGCCCAATGTCCAACGTAAAGAGACCACCCAAGCCTGCTACCGGCGCACAACCAAGAGGATAATCCAATGACATTTTTCTATGACTTAAACAAACGCCTGGCTGCTGTTAATGACGCACCAGAATCCAAACAACTTAACGAGCGCGACATGAGCCGTGCTGCCAAGGGCTATGAAAAATACGGCAAAGAAGGCATGCAAGCTCTGGCCAAAGCCGGACGTGAAGGCAAAGCACTAGATCCAGTGCGCAACAAATACGACAAGTATGACAACAAGGAAGTAGACGAAGGCCTCGGTGATATGGCCAAGAAAGTTGGCGGCATGGCCAAGAAAGTTGGCGGCGCTGTATTAAACAAATTGGGTCATGGCTCAGATGAAGACATGCGCAAAGACTTGCAACGTAAGATGGGCTTGCCACAAACTGGCAAAAAGCCAGAACAAGTTAAAGAAAAAATGAATCCTGCCAAGCAAAAATCTTTTGCGGCCCTGGCACCACCAAAAGACAAAATTACTTTTGCTGACAAAATTGCTGGCGCTAAAAAAGAAGTTGACGAAATGCTAGGCGACGTAGCTGCCGAAGCAATGAAATCAGCACTGAGTGGCCGCCAAAAGACATTGGACAAAAACGACAACGGCAAACTAGATGCCAATGACTTTGCTATGTTACGCAAAGGTGGCAAACAAAAAACCGCTGAAGAAGATGATAACAATCCGTTCACAAACTTCAAGAAGCCACGTGCTGACAAACCACGTGTGGGAGATGTAGAACACGGCTCCAAGCATGATATCAAGCACACTGCAACAGGACGTAAAGTCACACGTCGCACCGATGACCAAGGTAATTCAGTTGGATCAGAAACTGATGACGAAGGCAACGCACAAGAAAAACGCAGCCGCGGTCGTCCAAAGGGTCCTGCCAAGGGCACTGAACGAGTAACTGGTAAAGCTACCAAACACAAAGGTGAGCGCGAGAAAAAAGGATCCGCTGGATCAGTTTCTGACTCTGGCAAAGCATTGCAGGGATTTATGATTGGCAACAAGCCAAAAAATGAACCAGGCAAAGTAAGTGTTAGAAACAAAATGAAAGAAGGCGATGCTGATCCAACAGACAATGACTCAGGCGATTTAAAAGCAGCCATGGCCCTGTTGAAGAAAGCTGGCTACAAAGTTTCTAAGTCTGCAGAGAAAGAAAGCACAGCTGATCGTGACGACCACGCTGAACAAGCTGG